CAAAAGCTCTCACTGATAGTACAGGTGTTCAAATCAGTTCATTTGAAAGAAGCTTCATCGAAGAGTTTTTAGTTTCTTCAGGCATCGCAGCCGCAGGCGATCCGATTGGTACTGCCAAGGATTTAGGTAATGCAATTGCTACTGGAACAGCGGCACTGGTATCAGGTAAAGGTGGAGAGTTGGTTGGCGGTGATGCAGCAAAAACATTTGCTCGTCTTATCGGTACATTAGGAACAAGTGTACTTGGTGGTTTAGGTATCGGAGAAAAATCAATTGGTGCTGCTATGGGTTCAGTCACAAACCCTTTAACAACATTACACTTTAGTGGTGTTGACCTTCGTTCATTTACTTTTGATTGGCAATTATATCCAGCAAATGCACAAGAAGCAGACGACATACGAGATATTGTTAAAAAAGTAAAATCAAAAATATTACCTAAAGTTCAAGGATTAGTTCCAAGTAGTGAAACTGAGGCAGGTGCTACTGCAGCTCAATTCACGGCATCATCAATAGGAAAGGCTTATTTAGAATATCCTTCAGTTGTTTATATTAATCTTTTAGGTGTTAACGAAGATCACTATCCAAGATTTAAACCATGTATGTGTAGTAATATTACAATCAATTATGCAGAAGGAAATATGATGACAATTGCCGAAGGTGGTGTACCGATGGGTGTATCAATTCAAATGGCTTTCCAAGAACTCGAAATACAAACTGCAGAAGATTACGATGCTACTCCAAACGATGCTGTTTCATTTAAATTGGTTGAGGAAATAGCAGAAGCAAACGAAGAAGAAGGTACAGGTACAACTGATGGCTAAAAAATATTTTGAAGATTTTCCAATAATTAATTATCAGGGTCGAAAGGTCAGAGATATATCAAGACGAGCTTCTTTTGTAAGAGCAGTAGCAACTAACCCTTATGTATATTATTCTTATACAGTCAAAGAAGGAGAAAGAGCTGAAGATATTGCTTTAGATTACTACGGTTCAGTTGATTATGTTTGGTTAGTTTATTTAGCAAACAATATTATAGACCCATATTACGAATGGCCGATGGACGCACAAACGTTTAATGATTATTTAGTTGACAAATACACAGACCAATCAGGTGAGGTTGGAGAAGATGTCGTTACTTGGACAAGAAGAGAAGACATTGACGAAAACATATTATATTATATCAAAAAGGTATAGGAATAGCAAATGGCAGTAAATGATATTATTTTAGCACCGGAATCATTCCGAACAATTTATCTTCGTAGAGAGGACCGCGTCATTCTGCGTACTGAACGTGGTGAAAAGATAATCATCAAAAGAATTATTCCTGACGATTGGGTTGCTTATCGTATTTACGAATACGAAGAAACGATTAATAACAACAAGAAAGAAATCTTCTTGTTTGATAACGCATACTTAAATCAACTTAATACAGAATTTACTAAAAGTATAACTGGTACATAATGGAAACTTTTAACCCCGGATATTGCACAATAGAATCTGCCCTCCTTATTTCACATAGTGGAGATGAAGAGAATATTACTGGAATGATTGGCAATTTTTCATTGCTTCAGTCAATGGGATCTGTTGCTTTATCAGGAGAGATTGAATTATTGGATGGTGTAGGACTTATTAATAGTCTTCCTATTCGCGGTGAAGAAGGATTAAAGATTCAACTTAGATGTCATGATTTACAAACCGAAGTTAAATTAAACTTACAAGTCATTGAGATATCTGATGTGGTTCAACAACCTGGCACTGGTGATATGTATGCTTATGTATTGAAGTTTATTACAAAGTCTTCTTTTAACGCAGCAAAGCAAAATGTCATTACTGCATTTAGAGATAAGAAAGCTTCCTTTGCCGTCAACAATATTTTTAAGAAATATTATAAACCAAGTTTTGAAGCAACAAGAAAATTTAATGTTGAGGAGTCAGAAGGTAATATGAGAATTATTATTCCTGACTATACTCCGCAAGAAGCAATGAAGTTCTTAGCAGCAAAAGCATTCTCGAGTAAATCAAAGTCAGCAACATATAGATTCTTTGAAACGACAAGAGGTTATAATTGGGTTACTGATGAATGGTTATTAGCCGAAGCACAAAAGAGTGAAATTAAAAAATTAAAGTATAGTGCAGTTGTTGATAGGAATCCTTTAGACGGTGCTGTGATTATGGAAACATTAGAAAGTTTCAATCAAGCATCTCATGTTTCAACATTGGAAGATATGCATAAAGGTGCTTACAAAAATGTTGTAATGGAAATAGATTTAACGACTCATAAGAAAAGAGAATTTCATTACGATTATTTAAAGAAGAAAGGTTCTTATAAAGGAATGCAAGGACAGATTGGTGGAATCTCTGGTGGTAAACATTCTGTTCAATTTATTAATGATACATTCACAAAAGAAAATTCACCTCAAAGTATTGTATATCGAGATTGGACTCCTACAGGAAAAGAAGTAGCAGAAGGTCAAGTAAACCGTGAAGAACAACATATGACTGAGATTATTCAAAACAGAAAAGCATATAATTATCATATGACAAATAATATGTGTTCTGCGAGTATGAGAGGTAGAATAGATTTGACTCCGGGTGAAGTAATTAGTTTATCCATTGTAGAACCTAATGCAACTTTATCAGGTGAACAGAATAAAAGATTAAGCGGTTATTATTTAATTTATGCAACTGCGCATAATATGACAGGCGATAGTTTAGAAACTAACTTACAGCTTGTTAAATTTGATTGGGAAACAGATTTATGATTAATCAATCTGGTATTGGACAACCTCAATTCTTTATAGGAATTGTAGAGAATAACGTAGATGAATCTCGAGAAGGGAAGATTCAAGTACGTGCGTTTGGAATACACGGAACACATTCTGATATTAAAACTAAAGATTTACCTTGGGCATTATGTGCTTCAGGTTCTTACGATCCTAATAATCCACCACCTCCTTTAAACTCCTTTGTATATGGTATGTTCCTCGATGGAAGAATGGCACAACATCCATTAATACTAGGACTTATCCCAGGTACTTATAATACTGAACTTAATCCTGCTGAAGATGGGTATGGTGTTATTGCTGCTAAAGATGGAGATTTGTTAGGTGGTGCTTATGCTCCACGTAATTTCAATGCAGGAGGCGGTCCTGATAAATTAGCAACAGGTGAAAAGTTATTAGAAACATACTTATTAGCAATGGCAGCAAATCGTGTTCATGACCAAAAGATTGCTAACACCGATGAAACTTGGGCTGAACCTACTCCTGCCTATAATGCAAAGTATCCTTATAATAAAGTAATTAAAACAGCAAGACATTCAATTGAAATTGATGATTCTCCTGGTGCAGAAAGAATTATGATACATCACAATAGTGGTGCTTATATTCAAATAGATGCAAAAGGAACAGTTTCAGAAAAAGCAACCTCAGATCGTTATGAAGTTAACATTGGTACAAAACACGAATCTTCAGGACATAGTGTTGTTACGATTAATGGTAATGCTCATGTATATGTAAAGGGTAGTAAGACCGAAGAAATTGAAGGTGATTATAGAATGCTTGTTCATGGCAATGCCGAGTTTGGTGTTGGTGGGCAAATGAATCTCAACGCAAGTGACCAAGTTCAATTAAGAGGTGGAGATGTTAAGCTTGAAGCAAATGCAGGTATTATGACAGCGTTTGCTTTAAAAGAAATTCAATTTGAATCTCGTAACCAATTAAACTTTGTATCTAAGAACATTAAAAATACAGCATTAAATACTTATGATGTATTCTCAACAAAAGCAATTAAGTTATCAACACCAGGTGATATACATAATGCTGCTTCAAATATTATCAGTTTGGCAAGTGGTTTAATACCTCCTACATTATTAACAGGAACTTCTGTTCCTTCACCAGGTTGGAGTTTAACAACACCAGCAATGCAAATTGCTTCAATCACAACATCTCATACTGGAGTATTCAATGCGACTGCTCTTAATGCAGGTATAATTACTGCAAGCAGTGTTGTGAATACTCCATCGGTTATTGCTACTTCGGTCGCGGCAACAAGAGGTGACTTTACAACATTAGGTGCACCATTACCAGCAGGTCCTGTATCTTATAATGGAGCATACAGTGTACCAGTTGCTGCAGTTTCAATACCAAGTATACCTGTTTTATTACCTCCTGCTATTTCCGCACCTGTCGTTGCTCCTTTACCAGGCATTACTTCAGGTTGGGCATATCCTACAGGTAATAGTCCAGAATTTATTACGAAGGTACTTAATCCTGTTAATGCGTTCCTTGCTATTGTT